AAGAAGTGAATACATCAAACTATGAATATTCTCCATCATAAGTTGGAAACCGTAGAAGAATTTTGCTTCAGGATATTGTACCTCACGATAAAAGTTTTCTGCTAAGTTTTCATTAACTATACCGTCAGAAGCTGCAAAGAACGATAGAATGTTCTTAACAAAATATTGCTCATTCTCAGAAAGATTATTCCAATCTCTGATGTCATTAGTTAAATCTACTTCTTCAGCCGTCCACAAAGCCGCTTGGTGCATTTTGTAGTACTCCCAAATATCATTGTGCTGGATTGGGAAGATAACAAACCTATTAGGGTTCTCCATTAATATTTTTTCCATAATTTTTTTTTTACGATTTTTGTTCTTGTTCTCTTTGTTTTCTTTTGTCCAACAGTTCTTTAACTCTGTCTCTTTTTCTTTCCTCTTGTTGTTCTCCAAAACCTAAGAACGTTACAGATGACTCTGTATCAATTTCAAGTAGTTCGTTGTTGAACTTACAGTTCTCAAACACTACCCCATCTTTACCAATACGTGATTTGGTAATCGCAATAGTTGCTAAGTTCATTTCTTTTTGTTGTAAAGTTTTAGCCACGGAAATGATAACGTGTCCAACTTGTGCTTTTTTAATAGAACCACCCATTTGGTCGGTGGTAACAACCTCAGAAGATATAGAGCTTCTGTTACCCTGTGTTGCGGTCCATCCTACTACGTTAAGTTCATGACACATAGATTCATAACCTCTCATAACAGAACCCTCACTTTTCCATTCATCTCCCGTATTTTTGTCAGCTACAACACAATCAATATAATCTAAAACAATCATATCAATCTTATGTCCATCAGCAACCATCTTTCTAATCATGTTCTTGATTTGTGTCATTGTAAATTGGTCTGAAGGTAGTTTTTTCAAGAACAATTTGTTGGTCATTTCTTCCTTGACCTGACGTGCTTTTTCAAGAACTTCTTCACGGTGTAATGGGAGTTCATCAGGTGGTATACCTGTCCACATTGTGAAGTGTTTACGTTGGATTACTTTTGGGTTGTCCTCAAAGAATAACTGAAGAACATTGTAACCATGATTAAATGCTGAGTTAGCAATTTTTGAAAGGACTGTAGTTTTTCCTACACCAGTTGGTGCCAAGATTACGCCCAATTCACCTCTTGCTAAACCACCTTTTAATAACTTGTCAATGCCAGTAATTCCCATTGGAATTGGGTGACGAAAATCTTCATTCAAAACATCATCTAAGTTTTGGAAAACATCTTCAATCTTGTTTCCATTTTCACCTACTTGGAGTGCGCTTCTTACAAGTTCTTCAAGTTTGTCGTAGTTTTCAAATTCTCCACTATCAAGTATTTTTTGTGATTTGGTGATTGCCTTTTGAAGTTCTTGTTGTTTACAGAACTTCAATGATTTTTCTTGTACAAATGATGACCCTTCGGTAGAGGCAGTTTGTATCTGTTTGATAGTGTCGTTTAGAATTTTCAACATCAACTCTTGTGGGAACTCACTTTTCACCATTTGTGAAAGTGTTTCGTATGATGGAGTACAATCATATTTTACATAGTACTCTTTCACCAATTGGAGAAGTGTTTTGAAATATTTGTTTTCAAAGTGTGATGGTTCAATTACATCAATGATAGAATGTGAGAAGTCCTTATCTAAAATAATCTGATTTAATAATTGTAGTTGAAATGTGTTACCTAGATACTCAAAATTCTTGTTTGACATAATTAAAATTCCCTTGTTAGTTTTGATAAATACTATTAGTTTAAGCTATAAGACATGTAACTTGTAACAAAATTTTCATCAGAAAAAATGTCAGTTAAGTCCTTTAATACACTTTTTACTTGCTGGCGTATATCTACGGTGTATCTTATTTTAGGTGGGAACAATTTCGCATCCAAAATTCTATGACAAATTGTCTGTTCTCCAACCTTTATTAAAAAATTAAATGTTTCAGGACCATCAGTATTTGACGTTTGCAAGATACTTTGGTTCTCAAAAATTTCATCTTTATTCTCCAAAAGGTATACAACCGAACGCATCTTTTGGCCGTATTCAAACCCTTCTACAAAGTTTTTTAAATATTGATACAGTTCCATAGAACTGCGAGCTTGTGGGTTGTAATCTCTTACGTTAAAGTAACGTTGGATTACGATGTTGTTGTTCAAGGTAATCAAGAACTCCATTTTAATTACATCTGTTTCTTTCATAATTTTTTTATTTTTCTATTTGTTGTTTGTGTTGTCTTTTTTCTTTTCTTGTCAATTTCATCAAAGGTCGTATAAATTTTATAAATTCATCATCACTCTTACCGAGATATTTGAAGAATCCATCTTCTGTCATCATACGAATTAGATTTTTGTAACCCCTACCTTCAGGGTCTAAAGTGTCGGCATAATATTGTTCAACAAGTACCCTACCTTCGTCAGAAATGAGTGGATTCTGTAAGTCCACGATTTTTTTGTTTGTTTGGTAGAATGATTCTCCGAATTCTCCGTCTTTTGTTTTTCCACTTACAATATTTTTTAAAGTTGTGTTGTTTTTGTCTTGTTCTAAAAGTTCCTGTGCCTTTGTTAAAATATGGTTATAATTAACCATAGAATCAAGCATCTCAGGAAAGTATTTTATTACACTTTTTTCACCCAATCTTAATATACCGCTGATATTGTCTGACTTATCACCAGTTAATATCTTAAGTGTCAATACGTTATAGTGTGGAAATTCGGTATCACCAAATTTAACTTTATCACCAAGTTTAAAGGTGACTTTGGAAATTGGTGAGTATATTGATGTGTGTTCATCAATCAATTGAAAGTAATCTTTATCTGCCGATAATATTGTTTTTGATTCTTCGTTAGCAATCTGACAATAGTAGGCAATTAAATCATCTGCCTCACATTCAGTTGCTCTTACCTGACGAACAAAACATTCTTCAAGGTATTCTTTTACTCTTTCTTTTTGGGTGTGGTATGACTCAAGTTTAAACTCGTTCATACTCTGTCTACGGTTTAACTTGTAGTTAGGATATAATTTACGTCTAACGGCAGAGTTGTCGTCACCGTCCCAAAAGACAATAATTTTGTCGTAGTTGTGTTCATCAATTTGTTTTCTGAGGGTATTGATAAAATGAAAGACACCCCCGATATGGTTTCCTTCCACGAAGAGGTCTCTGACCCCATGGAATCCGATTTTAAATAGGTTATCACCATCTACTAAGAGTGTCTTCACAATTTATTGTTTATACTGTTTCACTTTCTTTTTCCTCAAACAAGCTGAAATCTCCATCAGCCCCGATAATCTCTTTCCAATACTCAGCGTTTTCTTTCTTGTATTGTTCAATAGATACTTTCTCTTCAGCTGCGTCTTTTCCTGCCAAGAATCCGTGTGGTGTTACGATGATTTTTCCATCCTCATATCCCAAACCATTGATGTGGTTTTTCATAACAGAAACTTTTGTACGGATTGCAAATTTAACAGTTCGTTTGTCTTTTGTTGCAGAAATTTTGTTTGTTCCTGCACCTTTTTGATTACCAAATAAGAATACCAAAGACGAATTTAACCAAATGGCTTCACCACCTTTTGCCTTAATCTTTGGTTGTCCAAATGGATTATCAGGAAGTTCAACCCAAGGCTGATTAACAATCACCAATGTGTTTTCATATTTTGAATCAGATTTACGAGAACCTGAAATACGTTGGTTGATACCCATTCCAATCTTGTCGGCAAGAACCGCGGCGTTGTGTTGTTTACCACCTTTACCATCAAAGGTCATCTTACAAGGAACTGAACCTACTGAATCCCAAAGGAACAATAAATCATATTCCAATTCACCTTTTTCTTGAGCGTCCAACAAACTATTAATATAATCTGTAATTTGTTCAATATAAGAGAAGTTGTTGTTGAAGATGAAAAATCCATCCCAATCCAATTCTCCTGTTTCGGGGTCAACCACTTCGTCACAATCAAAACCCATAAGTCTTGCGTGTTCAAAACTCCACTTCTGTTCGGTGATAATGAACACGGGAAGAATATTTTGTTTCTGAGCTGATACGGCCGCTTTTACGAGACCCGTTGTCTTACCTGTATCAGAGTGACCCAAGAACATGTTCAAGTGTCCTATGGCGGGTCCTGGTAGTCCTACAGCGTCCAAGAAATCTTTACCCAAGTCAAAGTATCTTTGTGGTTTATACTTCGCCGAAGTTGAGAATTTCTTCTTTACTGAATTAAAATCGTTTTTCTTGATTGCCATATGTGTTGTAAATTAATCATGTATGGTACCGTACATGATACCATACATGATGTTTTGTTTTATTAGAACGGTAAGTCCTCAGCAGGTTCGTCAAATAATTGTGGGTCAGCAGGAGCCGCAGGTGCTGATTTAGAACCACCCATCATCATATCTCCTGAATCACTATACAAGTATTTACCTGTCTCATTATCCCAACGAGGTTCTTCACCACGAGAGATTGCTTCCAAATATTCTACAGGTTTCTTAGAGTAAACATCATTCCATGTCAACTCATCAGCCAACCACTCTTCCATAACCTTAGCTGTCTCGTGAAGAGGTGCTGGGTCATCATGCATAATAGTTTGAATTGTTGTGTAATCTTTTCCACCAGGAGTTTTAGATTTAACCAACTGTACAATAAGGTCTCTACCTTTTTGTGAATCAGTTACATCACCTTTTTGTCTCCAAATTGGAATGATTTTGTCAAGAATACCATCATTCTTGTAATTGTGTTTGAAACGCCAAAACTTTACACCCTCGTCTTCAGCATCACGGTCAATAACCTTTACGATGTAAAATTTACGAGATTTGTATTGTTTAGCCAATTCTTTGTCTGACTCTTTGCCGGTAGACATCAACTCATCGTGAACCTCATTCAAAGGTGAACGTTCATTGTCATTTTTACCTGGGTCATAGAATTTTTGCCATTTACCACCCACTTGTAATTCGTGGTACCAAACCTCTTTGAAAGGTGAAGAACCATCGGGTGTAGGAAGGATACGTACTCTACGTTGTCCTTGAGATTGCCCTTGTAAAAGAATGCAAGCAAAATACTTTTTCATTCTTTCCTCTTGGGACATTCGGTTAGAGTCTCCGAAAGACTGTGTGTTTTTTTCGTACTGTGAAAGTACTGCGTCAAGTGAACTCATCATGTTTTTTGTTTAATTAGATTGTTTGTTTATAAATTATAGTTGTTATTTTTACGTTCGTCAAATTATTTCGCCAAATAAAAAAAGGCCACAACGTGACCCTTTTAATATAGTAAAAAGTTGTTAAAAATCAATACATTTTAAAGGATGTTCCTGTTGGTTCTGCACCATAATTATCAAATGATTTTTTAATATCTGAAGGTACAATGTCTTCAACTTCATCCGAAGTTAACACATATTCATTCTTTCCTGTTTTTTCCATGTCATCTTGTTTGTCATCAAAAAAATCAGAAAGTTTTTGATTGAATGGTCCACTATCAAGACTTCTCAAGTTTAATTTTTCTTGAGGTGTTTTTGGTCTGTACTGCTCAATCTTCTCTTCCATAGAGTTTAACTTATTGAAAACATCATCCATAGCATTTAACTTGGTTTGTAATCCTTCAATTTGTTTGAACATCATGTCAAAATATTCTTGTTGTTTGCTTTCAACATTTTTTTGTGAATTAACTAAATCAGTAATATCCAATTCCTCAGAACTACTTTCACTTTCTTCACTTTTACCATCACCATCAATTTTTTCAACTTCAGTGTCAGTTGTTGTATCAATGACTTCAGGTGCCGCTGGTGCCGCTGCTAATGTCGGGTCTCCGCCAGGTGCTGCTGCAGGAGCCACTGTTGGGTCAACAGGAGCCGCAGGGTCTTCAGGTGGTGGGGGTAAATCACCCAAGGCATCTTGTTCTACAATATACTTATTAATAGAATTGTATCTTTTAATTTCTTCAATAATTTTTTTATCAATTGCCATTTTTTTAACCATTTAATAATTGTTTAACACCTTGTGGTGTTTCAACTTGGACTCTTTTATTTGTTCTCATTGTGTTGTCAACTCTTTCAATAAGACCGTCTCTGTCTCTAACTGTATAGCAATTACCAGTATCTAAATCACATACTTCGGTAAATCCATTTCCGGCATTTTTTTCTGTATATCTTGTGTTCTTACCAAGATAATTGTCTAAATGTTGTTTAATATTCATAGTTGTATTTTTTTAATAAATATCATTAGAAGTTTACAAGTTTATATTTAACCAGTAATTCAACCACATTTTCAGCCTCCTTTTTAAAAGTATTATACATGTTTTTATTTGAATCAATCCATTTGTTCCATTGTTCATCTGTTTGAAATTTATTTTGTGGCCAATATTTAATCCATATTGATATCATATGGTCAACATATTGTTCTTTTGTATTCCATACTAATGAACCGGTATTTCCAGTTGTTACTAGTGGTGCAAATAACAAACTTTTAGATAAAACTTGTTCATTAAGATAATAGTCATTAATAAATTTAACTGAGTTTGTAAACGATTCACCAGAGGTACCCGTTGTAAACACCGCACTTGGTTGACTGTATCCATTTTGGTTAGATTTACAACCAAATTGTTTTTGAAAATATTTTTCTCTTCCTCCATAACTAATTTGTTGTGGAAAACTACCACCACCTAATATTGTATTACCTAAATCATGATTGTATGTGTAGACAGAATTGTCATCATGACCATTTACATATGCCGTAAATAAAACCATAGCTCTTGCTGGTCCTAAAGTAACATTATTTCTAATTATTTTTGCCAAATCACCAAACGATATTGATTGTTGTGTATTTTCAATTCCAAGAAATTTTTGATATTTAGGGTTTGTCGATAACATATCTGCTTGGCATTGTGATGGAAATCCTGAAGAATATACAACATTAGTCTGAATAGCATTACCAATAGTAATAACGTTTATTGTTGGTTGTGTTGAAGCAACTTCAGTTTCTTTTTGTCTCTTTAATATCTGAACTAATTGTCCTAATAAATTAGCGTTAATTGAAACCAATTGTTTTGTTATTAATGGTAATGAATAAATTGGCATCCTAACACCACTAAAAAATGTTTTAAAATCACCAGCGCTAATCGTATGTTCAACAGATTGAATCATATATGGCCCTCTAAACATTGGTACATTCCTTAAGTTAAAATACATTGTAGGTTGAATCATCATATTTCCCATTGATTCTACCCTACATTCATAACTTCTATTTTTATATAAATTATACAAACTAACGTTTTGAGTACTTGTTCTTCTACCACCAGCCGAGTTACTCATATCAGTAATAACTCTGTTAGCTTCTGTTGTTGCAGCAGCATTATTTTGGTCAAGTTGAATACTATAAAAGACACCTTGGTTTCTAATTCCAAAATCAACATTAAATCCAACAACTTTATTTGATTGTGCCCAATCTGTTTTTGTATTTTTTATTTCTGAAATTAATGGCATGTCTGAGTGTCTCGATAAATCAAACGCATCTGTTCTCCATCTGTAATCGGCATTTTCTCTCATATCTAAATG